CTGTGGCATATATCTTTGAAGCACAGCCTCCATGTTGTTACGCTCATGGGTGTGCTTGCACTCAATCATTTCGTGACTGATACTATCTGGCTCTGGTTGTATCATTGCATCGGCTGTACCTTTGAGGGGTATGCCTTCCCAATTCATTTCCATTGGGTATTGCCATGCAGATATTTTTGTATCTGGATGTTGCTCAACAAACCAATCGAGGTTGAAGCTTTCAGTATGACTGCCAAGCTGTACTGCTATGTTGCCAGACAAATCATCTGGCTCTACACGACCTGTCTTTTCAAGCCATAGCTTGTGCCAATCACCAGCCATGATACGGTTGGCATCACTGCCACCCAAGAAACCTTTGCGTTCCATATTAGTTCTCCTTTGTTAGTGATAGATAGTGAGAAGGTATCCACTAACTATGGTACTGCGACCATCGACAGTCCTGAACGAGCCACTATCTATCTTGATTATATTACTGCAATTACGCAGTAAGTTCAACCCTCTTTCTTTCGAGGGCTACCATTAGAAGCTCACGCTTCTTCATACGCCATTTGATTTTGGCGTATATCTCTGCATAAGAAGGCCAGAAGGTTGTAGTCTCTGACGTTTCTTTGATTGCACGAACAACAATATCGGCAGGGTATTCAGATAACTGCATAGCTATTGCTTGTATGCGTACACTGTAATCATCTGCGTTCTCGCCAGATGGTTTGACAACAAGAGCCGCTAACATTTTTAGTTGGCTGATGATGTCATCTACTGGCAGGGGAACGAGCGATGCCGCAACCGCCCCCATCGCTCGATCAACTGCCAGTATGTCATCACATGATATGGTGTAGCCATTGAGTCTGATGTCAACGTCACCGTCCTTAGGATAGCGCACTGTTTCTTTAGCTACTACCTGACAGCCGAGAATGGATTCCACCGAACAAAGAAGATTTGTGTCCACCACGTTTGGCTTTCCAATTTCCAGTAGCCTTGCTACCGCTTTCTTTTTCTGCTCTCCACTTAATGACGTTATTACACCAGTACCTATATCCGCGGTCGATGTCTTTGAGCTTTGTGCCTTTGGCGAGGTGGTGATTACGGAACTGATCTGCTTCAAGGTCATGGTCGATTTCTCCCTTCGAGTTAATAGAGACAATCAATTCATCACTTGGATGCCAGTCCTCTATCTTTGTTTTACTGGTTAGTAATAGGTTAGGGGTGCTGTCTGCACCTAGCTGGGTGCTGTCTGCAACTAACTGTGGGTATAATGTATAGACAGTAGAACGCTTGTTGTTGCCTCGTTGCCGAGTAACATAACCTTCTTCTTCTAACCAATTTAGTTTGCGAGTTATTGTCGAACGATTCATTGATGTTCGTTCTTCGATTGTAGTTAATGAAGGCCAACACTTATGCGTTTCTTCATTAGCATAATCAGCCAGAACAACCATCAACCACTTGGCATAGCAATCAGGAATCTTCTCCTTGATTACCTTTGCCATCAGTAAGAATGACATTTAAGTTCTCCTTTAAAAGTGGGGCGATGTACTTCTCAAATACATCACCGTCAAATATAACACAGGTTCTTGGCGTGCCTGTCTTACGTTTATAAATTGCAGCATCCCTTCCTTCTAACACTTTGAAAGCATTAGGAAAAGATGCGGCATCACGGTACTTAACTTCAGTTACCAATCCGTGTCCGTTGAGTTTCCAGATGATGTCGCCAGAATATTCTCCTCCCAATTGTCCAGACATCGGTTGCCTTTTCGCTTGGAAGCCTTGCTCTTGTAACCAGTATACGATTCTTCTTTCGTGATAGTCACCTTTTCTGCGATTCTTGCTTGCCAATAGTCTGCTCCTTTTTCCATACAGCTATCACAAATTGTGTGATGTGCTACTGGTTCTATTGATGCAAGCACACACACAAAGTAATGAGTGAGCGTTGAGCAAGCATCGCATTTATATGGTACGCCCTTGTTCGGGTCGCTATCTTTTAATCTTTTTCTTATAGATTTTGAGCGTAAGGCCAAGCGCATCTAACCAACAAGTAAACATAAAGCCACTAGGTACACGTTTGTGTTGCTCCCATTTGTGGATTAAAGATTTGTTGACTCCTATTCTGTGGGCTAGTTCTTCCTGAGACATCTTCTGTCTAGTACGATGGCTAACCATTTCATTGACAACATCACTGTAACTATCTGTCACTTGTGTTGGTTGTTTGTAATGCTCGAAGTTTTTCATATATCTTTAATGCTGTTGAGTGCCGCATATCCTGACCATACTTAACACGATAGTAAGTTGATGAAGGAACACCAGCTAATAAAAAGGCATCCTTCAACAACACGTTTGAGTTCGTAGCTTTTTGTTCTAAGATTTCATAGTAACTTTTCATGTTGCTACGATTGCATACTTGCAGTTAATCGTCAATCCTCAGAGAATATCCAAGCCTCTAATTCCTCATCAGTCATATCATCAGTGTAATCTATTTGCTTTGTGACTGTGCGGATTTTCTTTTTCTCTTTGATGTGAGGCAGTCGCTTCGGTTTTATAGTTACCTCCGCAACTGCCCTCACTCTCGGGATACATTCTAAGGTTGTGAATTTGTAAGCACAGGACAGACACAAACGCCTCCGCCTTATGGTATTGTTAGCAGACGAGCGTGAGTCTTTGACCTTGGTGTCTGACTTACACTTTGGGCAATGCATACATCACCTGTTGACTACGACCTGACCTAGCTTTGCGCTTGCCATCAATCTTAATCAATCCTTTATCTAATAATTTTCTGTATCTGGGTGTAACAGATGAGGCTTTGACTTGTTCGTTGACCCACATCAGGTCTTCGATCTGTTCTGATATAGCACCTTCGATGCTGAAGATTTTAATGTAGCTAAGAACAAGAGCCTCCAATCTGGTAGCATCTAATTTTTCTGCCGCCTCATGGCTAGTCGAGGGGTCGGTATTACGAGCCAACTGATAGGCTTGAGTTTCAAAGAGGTCATTCATTTTAGTTCTCCTTTTCTGATATGATTCCCTCATACACTGTGGTTTCTTGACAGCAACCATCTAGTTCGAGGGATGTTTCGAGTGCGTCTTCTGGTGATGTGGCATACAGAGTATGAACAACTGTGTATGCTTCAAGTGTTTTGATATTATCTGAACGGCAGTTAGAACAGAAGCCACCAGTCTCATTGTTCGGGTGGTATAAATCATTGTAGTTCTCATGCTGTTCATTACAATCCACACACTCATAGAAGTCTGAGTGCTGGACTGTCATTGCCTTATCTTTAATATGGTATTTCATCATCAATCTCTGGTGGTGGGTTGTGCTTTTCCCAAGCTTCAACAGCGCGAGTCATAAACTTTTCACGATTGAACTTAGGGTTAGCGGTTGCAAGTTCATCAGCAAGTTGATGAATTACAGTCGGCCACCCCATTAGAGGGGCGACCTTATCTGCAATAAATTCAAGCTGACCTTTAGCAAGTAAAGGCTTAGTCATTACTTATCCTTTCTGATTGTTAGCCCATCCATATCGGCTGGAAGTATTTCACGAAGCGCAGGGATATAAGGCGAGTCATCATTAGTGTCACGCTCTAGTACCTCTGCATATGTATCGACACAATTTTGTATTGATGTCAGCGCAGTATGAACAGGCCACTGAAACTGTGACGATTCATCTTTGGTACGCTGGTGAATGACAGCAAGCTGGTCACGCACCTGTTGAAGTTGATTGATTAAAGACATGCTTAGTTTCTCCTTTAGCATGGCGACAATGATTGCCGCCCTTACCCCACGCGGGGGCGGCAATCACTTGTCGGTTGATAATGTTTAGGCTCGTTCCCATCCGACTGTATCACTGATAGCCTTGGCTACAATGGACTCACGCAATCGAGTGGCAACGTGTGGGGTAGATGATTGACCCTGAGTGTGGGTCGCCCAATAGGTTAGCGCATTATACAATGCCCACTTGTTAGAACCTAAGTGCGCTTTGTTTTCTGACCAACAACCCATTAGATTATCTAATTGCTTGAAGTTATATTTGAACTCGCTTGTGTTATTCTTTACACGCACGACTTTATGTTTGAAGAACTGTTCAGCCATGTCATCATCAACGTGTGTGGTCATCCAGCTTTTCCATACCTCCTTGTTGCGGAAGAAACCTTGAAGCCCAGCATGAATCTTAGATGCTGAAGCTGACACGTTGACGTTGGTTGTGTGCTTGGCAACTGTTCGTGCGACAGTGAGTGGATCGGTGCAACCATTGAGACACCATAGTCTCATGCCTTCGGCTGATTGTTGGAACGACCATGAACCATCGTATGAATTGTAGAATGGTACACGAAAGTGAACGATGTCTCCCACTGCTGGTTCGATTGTCAGGTCGGGGAAGTTTACAAAGCCACGCATCTTAGCACCGTTGTCGAACACATCTATTTTGATTTCGTAATCTTTAGTTACGGCTGATGTATAAACGGCATCGGCTATTGAGTTGACCACATCGGAATGAGTGATGGGTTTGTACTTAGAACCATGGACACCAAGCACTTCATTGGTATCGGTACGAATGATGCACCGTGCCATGTTGTGCGGCACAGTGTGAAGGTTAGGGTCGCCATCTTTAGAGGCGTACAAGTTCATTGTCTCTACTGGGAAGTCATAAGCAGATGAGTCAATGCTCTCTGTAAATGGGCGTATCATATTCATTTAGTTCTCCTTTCGATTGAGTATCTGTGGGTAATAATTAAACCAAACCACTTCACTGTGTACCCACAATTAGTAAAGAGGTAACGAGGGAACAGATAGAAACAAACCCTACCTGATATAAGACGCTTATAGATTCTGATTTTCATTTCATCCTCCATATAATTAACGTGACACCCATGCATGATCCGATGACACCAGCAACAAATATAATTACTAACAAAGGCGGTGCGTAATAAATCATTTCGGGGATGGAAACTGTGAGGGCAACGATGCTTATTGCAAGCAAAAATATCTCACCGATGATTGAGATTGTACGAAGCGATAACATTTAGTTCTCCTTTTGATTTGGCAGGGGTAGTAGGAATTGAACCCACTCTCTCAGGGTTGGAGCCTGATGTGCTACCGTAACACTTTACCCCTATTTAATTAGGTTACTGCATCAACGCAGTATAAGCAACAACATATTGTGGTTTATTAGATTATGTTGGGTTGATACCAGTATTGTGAATACGAATTTGATTGATGCGTTCATGTGGTATCTTCTTCTTTTGTGAACGATACATCTCATAAAGACCTAACTTTATTTTGGTCTGTTGATTGAGAGCTTGTCTCCAAGTAAAACATTCAGCAAGAATGTGACCATCAATCTTAATGTAAAACATTTAGTTTCCTTTCTGGTGCTAGTGACCTGAACTCTGACGCAATACGAAAGTGATATTGTCGGCAAAGACCAAAGCCCCTAGCACCCTGTTGGTGTTGAACAGATGTATGCAGAACTGACTCCTGTTTCCGCGTGACGTATGTATCAGGACTGTCTCCTGTGTCAGCGTGATAAACATATCTCATCTCCCCATACGTTAACGCACAACTATAGGCACAAGAAAAGGGCGACCCATTTCTGAATCGCCCTTGCTTGAGTTAGCCTACGATTGCTTTGGCGGCACTTAGTACTGCCTGTGCGTTCTTGGCGCGGACTGACTTGGGTGTTGACTTCCAGTCTTCCCCTGTCACCTTGTTGTATACAGCCAAGTCAGCGTCA